GGGAAAGACCGCGATTTTTGAGAAATTACTTTTTCTTGGACAATTTTCCATTGGTTTTGACAGCAGTTTTGGGGACAGCATTTACAGATCTCGATGCTGAGCTCTGCTCGGCAAGCATTCGGGTCAAACGTCGAATCTCTTCTTGCATTCTCTTGATCTCATCACCTTCGGACTCACTTGGGCCGCTCTTCATCATCTTTGTCACGGTAGGCAAAGCACGGGCAGCAGCTTGGGCAAGAGGGTGTGGAATCATACCAAGAATGGAAGGACCAACATCACCAATAGTGGACAGCACCTTGTCCCACCACTCGCCAGCAGGATTCTCCTTGAACATGACCGCCATAGGTAAGTCGGCCCACAATCTACTCACAAGTTCAATAGCAAGGGGATTGATGGGTGGACTGTCACGGACAAATGGGACGAGGGGCCGGAGAGCTGGGATAGAGGTGTTGACTCGGCGCTCAAGATACCACTTGAGTTTGAGTGTTAGTGTTGATGATTCAGAGAGGCCAGTTAACATCACGCAGACAGAGTCACTTGGTGCTGGAATCACTCCGCCGGTTAGGACATAGGCAGCTTCTGGCAATCCAGTAGTAGCTGCAGGAATCCAATCAAGGAGTGATGTGTCGACAACAGTTTGAACGTAAGGGGAACTCGCATTGCCAACAGGTTCATCATCTAAACACCTGACCACACCTCGCCACCCCATAGGGCTTGAAGATTGGGCATCATACTGGCGCACAACAGCATACATCCCCTCGCGGGCTTCCCACTGATCATAATCTGGGTAAGTGGTAAGTTCTGAGGGTGTAGTTGGAGCACTGATGACAGGGATGAGGTCAGGGTTCGCATAATAGTTAGCAGTGCCTCCACGTCCATAAAGTTTCATGTTCACGGTGTTGGCGGACAAAGGTTGGGGAACACGAGCAACACTCAGCAGACCTTGTTTGGTCAGTTCTGCTGTGGTATTGACTAACTCAACTCCGAGTCCTGCCACTTTGACGTTCCCAACTAATACTTCTTGAGGAAGTGTCAACTGGTCAGCATAAACTGGATAGTCGTCAAAAGCAGCAGCTAGTGAGTAATCAATAGTTGCAGTAGCAATATTCACATTGTTCTTGGGTGAGGGTGCACTTACTTCTTGGTAACCTGCAGTGCCGAAATTCGCGGTACGAATTGTCGCCTCACTCCCTAAGAATGGGAATGTCATGATACGGGCATTGAAGTTTCCGGAGCCGACAAACGGTGTCTTAAGTTCATAGGTCGCAGTAATGACCTCCGTGATTGACTTCCCAGAATAATCATCTGGTATTCCATTGAAGTTCTCAACAGAAGTGTCATGCCACGGGTCAGTGGCAACCTTGATATAAGCGATGTCTTGGGCGGACAACTTGCCTGATTCAATTGCTTGTTGTAGTGTTTTCTTTCCTTTGGCCACGTTCCTGGCTTGCTCTCTCTTTGAAATGAGGGAATCTTGGGTTATTAAATCCATTGGAAATAGAAAGGGTTAGTTTCGTTGCCACTGAGAAACATGGAGTGGCCTTAGTCGGATGATGACTAGAACAATCGTCATCCTTCCAGTATCGCAAACTGGGAGTTTTAACGTCTTTTCACCTGACGTTTGACCAATCTAGGACTTGGTCGGTGGTGCTGCCAAAGTTTTCTTTGGCGGATCCTTCTTTGGGGCCTTAGTCTTGTTCTCCTTCTTCTGCGCTTGTTCTTTCTTAGGTGCACTTCCCGTGGGCTTCGGCTTGACTTCCGTTGGTTCAGTCTTAACAGGCGGGGTACACTTTTCCTTTTTCGCAGGAGCAGATTTACTTGACATTTGCTTCTCTTTGGCTTCTTTAGCTACCTTCTTCGTCTCCACAGCAAGATCTGGAGTGGGTTGGGAGGGCACTAATTCATCACTAGTACTAGCAAGGGCCTTCGGTTTCTCATCCGGGGCACACAAGGGTAGTTTCAACAACATCTCTAATGTAGTGGCTTTTTCGACAGCTTCCAGGAACATATCATACTGGAAGGTCGGGAACATCAAGAGTAGCTCGTTGGCATAATCACCCAATTCATTCGGGTAATTACAACCTTCAGGCCGCTCTTTAAGTCCATAGGGCAAAACAGCACTGACTTCATTCAACTTAAAAACTCGGGCAACATCATCGTCCACCAATTTCATCACCTTACGAGCTAAGGGACCTAAAATTGGCGTGTTTTTGTCGTCCAAGTAGTACCCAATGCATTTGGCTACAAGGGTGTCAGTCGGAGTCATATTGTGATTCAATGTCGTGGTAAAGATCTTTGGAACTTGTCGATTAAGGTCAGCTGATGAATTAATGTCACCATTCCAAACTGCAGGGGTATAAAAGCGCGCTAAGAATGTCACCCATTCACCTGGTAACTTCTTGGCTGCTTTTATCTGCAGACCGTAGGAATTTGCTGCAGCATCAACATAATGTGGCTCCAAGTCAACGGTCAGTCCATCATCTCCTCCAACGAAGCTGCGTCCTTCAAACGCTTGCCTCGGCGAGTCACCACGAAGGCGCCTTGCTGTGTAATCACTCAATTTATTGTCTAGCGAGTTGATCACAGAGGTATCTGGACTACCAGATAGTTGGGTTGGGCCAGTGTAATATTTGACGCCATGCTTGGTTGTCGAATTACAATCAACAGTGAAAGCATGCAGCTGTAACACTTCAGCAACATAATCTGGAAAACAACGTCCCAAAAGATCTTCATGGAATTTCTGTAACAAGTATGATTTTGTACCATCAAATCTTGAGAAATCTGTTTCTACAACAAACTTAGCACCATCAACAACGTGAGCAATTTGCTTAGCAACTTCTAAAGGGTTCTTCCCAAACGCATACCAATGAAAGGTCTTCAAATGGTCAGCTAAAGCGTAAATAAACCGGGAGTACTGGATCTTAGTAACATCAGGTATGGTCGTGATGTTTCTTGGATCTTTCATCTCAGCATAAATTTCACACTTTTGGAAAGATTGAACCTTATTGACCAATGGAGCATTCCCCTTAACTACAGCATTTCGGGTTATGATCTTCTGTGTTGGTCTAGGTTGCCGAGCGTCGACTTCAACCTCTGAAACAGGATGCAAAACTACATTCTCAACAAACATCTCCACAAACTCAGTAATATAGAGTTGCACTTGTGAAATGTGGACTGCAGTATTCAACGACTTTTGCATAGTCGTTAAAACTCGTCCCGCGATGCATTGTTCATCATTTGCTTGACAGTGCTGTGGTGCATAGGCTCCCAACGAAATAGGGCTTCCAAACTCCTTCATTGATGGCTTAGCATCAGCATTGTAAGTACCACCAGGTGAAAACTGATAATGCGTCAGACCTTGACCAGGAGCATAAGTCACTTGGTTGGGCTTGATTTTACTCTTGATGTAATTAATCAGGAGTGGCAAATCAGTTCTCTCCACGGTGGGTAGATGTGATTGCAGAGTGGCTACTGTTAAATTGGCTTCACTGTTCCGGTACAGGGTAACAGCTTGGTCGTAGTTCTCGCGTGATAGCACAATGGATTTGTATTCGTTCACCCTACCTATCGTTATGTCTCTTTTAGTCTTCCGTATAACCTCAAACACTATGAAATCGCCAACGACGGGTTCAAAGCGTGTAAGATACACATGGTCAACAAACAAATAACTCACTAAACATTGAAAACAATTAAAGCGAGCAATCGGATTGAGAAACACAAGCGACCGGTTGCAGATAGTAGATCTACGCTCAACAAGATACGTGGTCATTGTCCAACCGTGCATCATGGTGAGGTTATCTGTGCCAAAGTTCCAAATCGCATTATCGTATTTGCCACCACCAGAAATTCGCGTGTGGAGTACATTGTCAGGACCAAACGTGTAGCTAGTGTTCGCTACTTGTCCGGCCGCCAACTCAAACTCGTAAGTATAGAATAACCAGGGGGCTAAAGGATATGAATTCAGAACCTTCGGAAGATCAACATAGAAATCAACATCAACCATATAGAACATAGGATGCTCTGGTACTGGGTCAACCTTGGGCTTAACTGACAAATCTTTGGTCCAGTATAAGCTGTGGGTCCCCTTTTCCCTAAACGTCCCGTATTCATACGGATCACGATCTAGTGACTTGGCTAACTTTCGGGCAAACAGACGGCACTGGGTACGGTCAGCTGAGTCGATCGGATGGGTTGAGATCTTGTTATCAATCTTTGGCATGGGTTCGCGATGAAACAATTTTCTATCATCTTTCTCTCTGGGTCCAGACAAAATTCGGTCGATCCAGTTACGCACGATAGGGACATCACGCATTAATCTGAACCAACACAACAAGTCATCAACAGCACGGCTCAACTTGGAATTCAAATTCATAAAGAGTTCCAAAGGATCATGACCTGGGTAATAAGTTTTGTACAGCTTATACACCAATACAATCATGAGAGCGGGGTGGTTGAATAACAGTTTTAAGTCCTCAAGAAGAGAATGACAAATTAGAGAAACTCCAAATTGAAACTGTGCAGTTGCGACCGTGTAAATGAACGTGGTCACGTAATATCTAAATCTCTGATATATGACTAACAGGTTATACACTGTGTCAATAGCATTGATAGAGACGACTCTACTGCTGGAGTCTAAGATTTTACCTTTAAAAGCATTGGCATAAGCACAAGCTTGTTCGGTGGAGCGTTGAGCAATACTCAACATTTCGG